TTCAAGCATCAAGGCGCGCTTTGAAGTGCGCGAGGCAAAAATCTACGACGAGCACCGCAAGGCGCTGGTCGCGTCGGGTGAGAAGGCGACCGAAAAGGCCGTCGAGAACATGGTCAAGATCGACCCGCGCTGGATTGCAGGCAAGCAGTTGGTCATCGAGGCCGAGTCGATCGCCGCGGTGGCGAAGTCCTGCGTCCACGCGCTGTCGGATCGCCGTGACATGGTCATCCAGTTGGGTGCGGACCGGCGCGACGAGAGCAAGGGTCAGGCGCGCATCATGGCGGCCGACGCTGAGCGCGAGAACCTGCGCAACCGGGCTGTGAATGCGGCTCGCGTATCGAACGGGTAACGGGTAGTTTTTCCTGTTTAACGATAGTCGAAACTGACTATAATTATTTTGCTGAAACGATAGACGCGATGTAGCGACACTTACCAGCATCGCGTCGTCTAAAAGGCATCTTCTTAACAACCAAACGCAAACTGCAAAAGGAAACATGGACACCAGCAAACTGATGAGCCTGATGAAAGCCAAGAAGGCGGCGCTCAAGCCGAAAGAAAAGACGGTCAAGCCGCGTCCCGGCACGAACAAGATCGTCGTTCTGGGTGGCTGGCGCAAGGGCGAGGAGCAGCAGTTCTTCCACGAGTGGGGTCAGCACTTCATCAAGAATGCCGCCGGCGAAATCCAGGCGGTGATCCCGTGTGCTGAAGCCACGTTCGGCAAGCCGTGCGCGGCATGCGACTCGCTGAACAAGGCGATGCGCGTGACGACCGACGACGAAACGGTGGAGCTGCTGAAAGGCGCGAAGTCGAAGCAGGGTTTCGTGCTGAATGTCATCGATATCGACGGCCCGACTGGCGCTGAGCCGGTCATCTACGAACTCGGCAAGTCGGCGTTCACGCAGCTCGTGGACACGATCGAGGAGTGGGGCGAAAAGCTGTTCGATCCGGTGGCGCCGCAGATCGTGGTGATTCAGCGTGACGGCAAGGGCTTGAACACGAAATACACCGTTCAGGTTTCGCCGAAGACCTACACGCTGCCGGCGGGCACCGCAAGCAAGCTCCACAACCTGGACGAGTATGTCGCCCAGGAGAACGAGGAGCAGACCCGTCGCGCCATCTCGGCGATCAGCTCGGTCGCGGGTCTTCTGCCGCCTGCAGCACCGTCCGCAGACAAGCCGAAGTCGCTCGCTGCACCGGAGCTCGACGGCGACGACGAACTGCGCGAGCTGGAAATGCGCAACGTGAAGGTGGAAGCGGCGCCGGCGGGTGCAAGCGTCGCACTGAACGAGGAACTCGACGATCTGTTGGGCGACCTCGAAGCGACCGGCACGTAAGCAGTAACCGGCCCGCTTGGGGCTGGCGCTCTCGGGTGCCAGCCCTTTTTTCCGTCCACGTGGAGAGAGAAGTGAGCAATACCATGATCATCGACGGCAACTCCGTCGGCCACGCTGCGCACCGCGGCACGAAACTGCGCTCCGGCGACCTCGAAACCCAGGCCGTGTTCGGCACGCTGCGCTCGATCCGCGTAGCCATGCAGCGCCGGCGCGACTACACGCCGATGGTCCTCTGGGACGGCCGGGCTCAATGGCGTTTCGACATGCACCCGCCTTACAAGTCGAACCGCGAGAACGACGCCAAGAAGGTGCTTGAGCGCGAATCCTACAAGAAGCAGCGCCCCTACATCGCACGCGCCCTGCAGCACCTGGGCGTGCGCCAGTTGACGGCCATGACGCACGAGGCTGACGACATGGCAGGTTATCTGGTCGCGGAGCTGTCGAAGAACCCCGACAACCAGATCGAACTGCTGACGGGCGACGAGGACTGGGCGCAACTGGTTCGCCGCAACGTCGTATGGCAGGACCACCGGGACGACGACAAGCGCTTCACGCTTGCCAACCTGATGGACAAGACCGGCTATCCGACGCCGTATGCGTTCCTCGAGGGCAAGTGCCTCGTAGGCGATACGTCTGACGTGGTGAGCGGCGTAGGTGGCATCGGTGACGGCCGCGCGCCGGAATTCATCGCCGAGTTCGGCTCGGTGCGCAACTTCTGGAAGCGCGTCGACAGTGGCGAGTTCGTGCCGAAATACAAGTATCACAAGAACCTCGCGTCGCCTGAAGGGCGCAAGATTTTTGCCCGCAACCTCAAGCTCATGCAGCTCCTGAAGGTCGAGAAGCCGAAGAAGGAAGACATGCGCGTCGTTGTCGGCAAGTTCGACGAGGGGAAGTTCGCGGAAGTCTGCGAAGAACTCGCCTTTGGCTCGATCCTGCGCACGATGAGCACGTGGACCGCGCCGTTCAAGGCCCGGTAAGACCCCCGCTTTAAACCCTTTCGCGCTCTGTTTTAATACACATAGCGATAGTCAAAACTGACTCCCTCAAGGAAAAACATCATGAGCATTGCCGATCTGTGCGACGCACTCGACAAAGCAATTGGCGAAAACCACGCCGAGCAGTCCGTGACCCAGTTCATCGACACCGGCTACCCGCCGCTGAACCACGCGATCTCGGGCCGCTACGACGGCGGTCTGCCGTATGGCCGGATGGTTGAAATGTTCGGCGGCTCGTCGTCGGGCAAGACCGCGATGGCGACCGAATGGATGGTGCAGGCCCAGCGTATGGGCGGCTGCGCAATCTTCGTTGACTACGAGCGTTCCTTCGACGTGGGCCTGGCCCAGCAGTTCGGGCTCAAGACCGAGCGGCCGTTCTGGATCTACGTGAAGCCGCGCACGTGGGAAGAAGGCAACACCATCGCAGCGAAGGCCATTCAAGCGATCCGCGCGTCGGGCGCGATCCCCGACGACGCACCGATCCTCGTCATTTCTGACTCGATCGCCTCTGCTATCCCCAAGTCGATGCTGGTCGACAGCAAGGGCAAGGAGCGCGGCATTGACGAACTGACCATGAACGACACGTCGGCGCTCTCGCGCGTGACGTCGACCACGCTGAAGGTCATGGCGCAGCACGCGGAAGACACCAACGCGACCCTGGTCTACCTGAATCAGATTCGTCAGAAGATCGGCGTGATGTTCGGCGATCCGACGACGACGCCGGGCGGGTCCGCGATGGAGTTTTACGCTACGGCCCGGCTGTCGCTCGCTCGCGAAAAGATCATGGCGGAAGTGAAGGGCGGCAAGGAGTTCATCGGTCAAAACGTGAAGATCCACGTCGTGAAGTCCAAGCTGACGAAGCCCTTCAAAAAGGCTTCGCTGCGCATGATGTTCGATGAAAACGACGTGGCGCGTTTCGACCCGGTATTCAGCACTCTGGAGTTCCTGTCGGAGAACAAGCTGATTCCGTTCGAGAAGGGCTATGTCACCTGGACGGACGGCAAGAAGTATCACGTCAAGGCGCTGGCTGCAAAGCTCAACGCCGAAGGCAAGCGCAGTGAACTGATGCCGTTCCTGCCGGCGAAGGCAATCGAAACTGAGTTCGAAACGCCCATCGCTGCAGCCGCCTAACGGCTCTACCTGGCCCCTGACTATGATTGATTCACGTCAATCAAAGTTGGGGGTTCAGATGGGCACGCGCGTTATCGATTTCATCCCGCCGGTCGTCGGCACAGAAGGGCAATTCAACACGTTTCGCATTGGCGGCTTCTACGCCAAGCACCTGATCCAGGGGGAGGAAGTGTTCCTCATGGACTCAAAGGCTCGCGAGGTGTTTGGCAAAGCAGTTGTCGAGAAGGTCGAAGTGGGCCGGCTCGCCGAAATGTGCGCGCAGCACGCCGCGTCGAACCATACGGAGCTGGACACGCCGGATGGACAGAACGCTGAGCGCCTGTATGCGCTGCTGCAAAAGATCAACGGGCCGCATATCGCGACGCCCACGAAGAAAACGACCGTGATTTACCTACGGAGGCTTGAATGAGTGAAGGAAATGGCCGCAGCGACACGCTGAACTTTGGCATGTATAAGGGCAAGGAAATCGGGCGACTCGTTACGACCCAGCCTGGCTACCTTTGCTGGTTGCGCGATGAAACGCTAAAAACGAAGCGTCAGGCGTTCTTCGATCAGGACGTCAATGACGCGCTGGACAGATGGGTCGAGAAGGGCGGTCGCGGGAAATACCGGAACTGGATGAAGAACCCGCCCGACTTCGCCGCCATGAAGCGCGAGGCCAAGATCCAGATCGAGGAAGCGGCCGTCGCCACTGAGGCGGTCATGGCGCAGGCCCAGACCGTTTCATTTGCTGGCTACGGTGACGAGTGGGGTGCGTTTTGAGCAAGACGCGCACCTACAACCTCGACATGGACACCATCCTGACCTTTGGCATGCACAAGGGGCTGGACGTTCCGTATCTGCTCGACAAGCAGCCGGGCTACCTCGTGTGGCTGCTCGACAAGGAAGTCGCTGACCACCCCGAGCGCCCGGTTCGAGTCAATTTCTCCACGCCGCTGATGACGGCGATTCTGGACAAGATCATCGATCGCCCCGAGCTTGAGCGCTACGCCTACCTGCTGCCGGATGAATACACCGCAGAGAAGCGTGCCGAAAAGCGCGCGCATGAACTAGAGCAAGCGCAGCGCGCGGCACGCTACAACGACACAGGCTGGGGAGAATTCTGATGCGAAACAACTACACACGCGAGCGCGAGCGCTGGGACCGGATCAGCGGGCAGCGCGACATGGCAATGACGGCGCCGTCGAACGAATGGTGGGACACCGGCTACGCCCCGGTGGGCAAGGTCGAGCAGGTCGTGCGTGAGGACAAGATCCAGGTGCCGGCCGACTTCGCAGGTATGACAGGCAAGGCGCTCAGAAAGGCACTCAAGGCTCAGCGGCGCGAGGAGCGCAGCCTGGGTGATCTGGTGGAAGCGATCGACGAGTTGGTCATTGAGGAGCGTTACGGCGCCGAGAACTGGGGCGCGTTCTGATGGCGAACCGGTATCGGCACACGAAGAATGGCCGCTTCTATGGGTGGTGGCATTACCTCGACAGCGGCCGGGCCTGCTACATCGCTTCGCGCAGGTCGCGCGAGATTTACCACAAGATGAACGCCTGGTGCATCGACGTGACGACACTGGAGGAATGCCGGCTGAAAGGCATCAAATACATCGGCGTCAAAACGACCGGCAAGTCGTGGAGGTTGTATCTGACACTCGTTGAGGATTTCTTTGACGATCCACACTCGTTTCCGCACTGGGGCGAGACCCGACAAAGAGGGCTGCCGCTGATCCGTTTTCGCCACAATCCTGCCAAATCAGTGAAGGGTATCTCGTCGGCGATGAAGCTGCGATAACAGTAAGCCCTGACTGTTTAATGTAGAATAGCTTATGTGAGTGAATTGATGGAGTTTTGATGCTACTAGCAAGCGCCTTTCTGTGCCTCGCCCTGAACGTGTATCACGAATCAAGATCGGAACCGGTTGCCGGCCAGCTCGCCGTCGCGATGACGACCATGAACCGCGCAGAGGGCGACCAGAAAAACGTCTGCGAAGTGGTGATGGCACCGAAGCAGTTCTCGTGGACGAATCGCCTTGTCCAGCGTCGCAAGACCAACTGGAAGATCGCGAACCGGGCGCTGCCACGTGACGAGAAGGCATGGAGAATGGCGCGCGCAGTCGCATACGTGACGCTGAAGGGCAAGGTGGCGGACTTCACGCACGGCGCGACCTACTACCACACGACGGCGGTGCATCCGACCTGGGACCGTGGCATGAGGATCGTGTATGCGAGCGGCAACCACATTTTTTACAAACAATCGTAACAGTCAAAATTGACTATAGGAGAGGGATTATGCGCCCGTATGGCGTTATCAGTGACACCCACAACCACGCATGGTCAGCGTTCGCAACAACACTGCCGAGCGGCATCAACAGCCGCCTGCAGTTGATCCTGGACGAGACGTGGCGCTGTGCGGAGGAAGTGCAGAGAGTGGGCGGCTCGACCATGTATCACGCGGGCGACCTGTTCCACGTGCGCGGGTCGATCGCCCCTTCGGTGCTTAACCCGACGATGGACACGTATCAGTCCATCATCCGGGAGCTTGGCATCAACATCGTGATCCTCGCCGGCAACCACGACCTCGAATCGAAGGAGTCGAACCGCATCAACAGCGCCATCACCGCGCTCGAAGGCATCGGCTGCAAGGTCGTCAACGAGTTCAACTTCGGCGCTCTGGCTGCGTCGGATGACGTCGCGATGATCCCCTGGAACCCGTCGATCGAGGCGCTGAAAAAGCAGATCGAGTCCATCGACCCGGCAGACCGCGGTGGCTGCGACCTGATGCTCCACGCGCCGGTTGACGGTGTGATCGCGGGCATTCCGCCGCACGGGCTCGACGCGCCCTATCTCCAGGCGCTCGGCTTCCGCCGCATCTTCTGCGGGCACTACCACCACCACAAGGACTTCGGCGGTGGCGTCTACAGCATCGGCTCGCTCACGCCGCAGACGTGGTCGGACGTGGGCGCGAAGTCGGGCTTCCTGATCGTGTCGGACACGGACGTGCGCTGGATGAAGTCGCACGCACCAGAGTTTGTGGAGATCGACGGCTCGACGGACCCGAGCGAAGTGCCGCTGATCGTGGACGGCAACTACGTCCGGGCCTCCATTCACACCGCGAAGATGGAAGAAGTCGCCGCGCTGCGCGAGTTCCTGATGGAAGCCGGCGCGAAGGGCGTCGTGCTGAACGTCCAGAAGAACGCTGCGGCACCGACGCGCGGCGCTGCGACTGCGATCAAGTCGGGTGCGACGCTGGACGCCTCGGTGGGCGACTACGTCAAGACGCTGGGGCATGCGCGCGAGGCCGAAGTCTCGATCCTGTGCCAGAGCATCCTCGACTCCGTGCGCGCGGTGGAAGCATGAAGCGCCTCGTTTCGGAACTGCTTGGCAGAGAACTGGACTACTGGGTTGCCAGGGCTCAGGGGTTGATGGTCGCGAAGATAGTGCAGGGAGGGGAGATCACGGGATACCAACTGTATTTCTACAGCGGCGATACGCCCAGGCTGCCTGACTATTCGACTGACTGGGCAGACGGCGGTCCGATCATCGAGCGCGAGCGGATCGGGCTCGATACCTGGCAGCGCACGTGGGCTGCCCAATTCACGTTCCCGGTGCGGCATCCGACTAACACCAAGCGTGACCCGAGCCATCACCGCATGAACGGTGAGTCGCCGCTGGTCGCGGCAATGCGCACATTTGTCGCGTCGCGTTTTGGCGACGAAGTAACGGAGGCATAAATGGACTTCAAATCGCTGTATATCCGCAATTTCCTGACGATCGGCTCCGCGCAGCTCGACCTCGACAACCGCGGGCTGATCCTCATCCAGGGCGTCAATAACGACGACCCTTCCGCCAAGAGCAACGGCGCCGGCAAGTCTTCCATTGTCGACGCACTGTTCTGGGTGCTCTACGGCGAGACCGCGCGCGGCGTGTCGGGCGATGACGTGATCAACGAAACCGCCGGCAAGGATTGCCACGTGAGCGTGGTCGTGGAAGACGGCACCGACGTGTTCGAAATCTCGCGCGGCCGCAAGTCGAAGGAGATCAAGAACGCACTGGTCGTGAAGCACATGCTGCCGACCGGCAACGTGGACCTGACGAAGGGCACCGACAAGGAAACGCAGAAGGTGGTCGAGAAGATCATCGGCTCATCCAAAGAGGTCTTCACGGCAGCCGTCTACGCGGGCCAGGAAAAGATGCCTGACCTGCCGGGCATGACCGACAAGCAACTGAAGCTCCTGATCGAGGAAGCGGCCGGCGTCGAAGTGCTGTCCGAAGCCTATGCGGAAGCCCGCAAGCGCGCGATCGACGCCGACAGCGCACGCAACCTCGCAGCCAGCGAACTCACGAACGCCAAAGCTGCGGTCGCCGCGGCAGAGGACGAGCTGAAGGCGGCCGAAGAACAGAAGGCGCTGTTCGAATCGCAGCGCAAGGACAAGGCGCGGCTCGAGCTGGCGAAGGTGCCAGCCATCAAGGCTGATCTGGACGCCACGACGGCAGCGCTCGCCTCGATGCCTGACGAAGCCGCGCTCGTCTCCAAGATTGGATTGCTCCAGGTTTCGCTGGACGAGCAGAAGGGCGAGCAGAAGACCCTGGACGCCCATAACGCAGCGGTGGCGAAGATCGAGCGCGAGATCGCCGCGGCAATGGCAACGCTCACGTCGGGCAAGAAGCAACTCGATGGCGAAGTGAACCGCCTCGCCGATATCGACTCGATGGTTGGCAAACCGTGCGGTGAATGCGGCAAGGCGTATTGCGCGCATGACCTCGAAGGCGCCAAAACCGCGCGAGCTGCCCGCATCGCCGAAAAGAAGGCAGAGCTGCTGCCGATGGCAGCGAACATTCGCGAGCTGCAGGCCAAGCTCAAAACCGCGCAAGAGACAGCCGCAACGTTCAAAGCGTCGATGACTGACGTCAGCGCAGTGGCACGCGAGAGCAGCGAAACGAACACCGTCCTGAACGACGTTCGCGCACGCAAGCGGCAAGTCTCGACGCTCACCGCGCAGATCGACGCCCTGAAGAAGGCAGCGAAGGCGCACCTGGAGGCAGAGAACCCCTGGGTCAAGATCGAGGCAGACCGGCGCGAGAAACGCCAGAAGGTCGAAAAGCGCGTGGGTGACGCGGAAGACGCGCTCTTTGCCGCCGACAAGGCGAAGGAGCTCGCAGACATTGCGGTGAAGGTCTTTGGCCCCGCCGGCGTGCGCGCCCACATTCTGGACACCGTGACGCCGATCCTGAACGACCAGACGAGCGACTACCTGGGCGTGCTCGCCGACGGCAACATTCACGCGACCTGGAACACGCTCGCTAAGACCGCGAAGGGCGATCTGAAGGAGAAGTTCAACATCGAGGTCACGAACGACAAGGGCGCCAAGTCCTTTGCGGGTCTGTCGGGCGGTGAGAAGCGCAAGGCGCGCGTCGCGTCGTCGATGGCGCTGCAGGACATGGTGGCGACGCGCGCGTCCAAGCCAATCAACCTCTGGATCGGCGACGAGATCGACCACGCGCTCGATGAAGCCGGTCTGGAGCGCCTGATGACGATCCTTGAGCGCAAGGCACGCGAGCGCGGCACGGTGCTGGTGATCAGCCACAACGCACTCGGCGACTGGATCGATAACGTGATCGTGGCCGAGAAGGCGGGCGGCATCACGAAGGTCAGCGGAGCAACGGAACGTGGCTTCTGAGCTGCCTTATACGACGCCGGGCGTTCTCCAAAAGCTGATCGCGACCGCTGGGGCAGTCGCCAGCACCACGCCGCTGATGAACATGTCACCACGCAGCGCGGGCAAGTCGACGATGGCGGACCTGATGATCCCCGGCTACCACAGCGAGGATGCGAGTCGTCATCCCGGCGGCCACGAAGGCTACGTCGATGAACTGCTCGCGAAGCAGGGCAAGCCACCGAAATACGGCAGCCCCAAGCCAGTTGTGAACGTGAGCAAGCGTTACTCCCACACCCCACTTAACCCCTCACAGATGGAGGACTACATGGATAAACCGGAAGAAACCGAAGTGGACGCGCAACTGGAGGAGCTTGTCGCCCAGTATGCCGCCGCGTTCGAGCAGGCGCCGCAGGCGTTCAGCCTCACCGCGCCGATGAAGCTGATCACGAAGAAGGGCAAGGACTATCGCAACACCGCCTTCATCGGCGGTGAGGATTTCCGGCCGGTCAGCGCATACGTCGGCAAGAAAGGGCAGACGCTGATCATGCTCAAGCCCACGGACCCGAGCGACTTCGAATACCTCGAAGTGCCGGAGAAGCAGTGCCGCAAGGTGTTCGGGCCGCACTTTGACACCTATCTGCGCGAAACGCTGAAAGACGTCCTCGAGAAGAA